CAGATACTTCTAGCGTATCAAATATCAACAACTCTGGTAATACCTTTATTCAGGACTTGACATTCGATACTTTCGGACATGTCACTGGTGCGACTTCAGGAACAGTTACTGTTGGTGACGCAACTATCACAATTTCAGCTGGTGCTGGTCTTTCTGGTGGTGCAGCATTTACTACCAACCAAACATCTAACGAAACCATTACACTAACACACGCTGATACCTCTTCACAAGCATCAGTAAACAACAGTGGTAATACTTTCATTCAAGATATTACTCTTGATACCTATGGTCACATTACAGGGTTGACATCTGCGAGTGTCGCTGTTAATAATGCTACAATAACTATTGCAGCTGGTCGTGGTCTTGATACTGGTGGTGATTTCACTACTAACCAAGGAACTAACGAAACAATCACCCTTAATTTGGAAACTGATCTTCGTGATTCTATCACGCATATCGGTTATGATTCTGGTGATTACATTCAGTGGTCTAATAATGCATGGCAGAGATCTGTTGTTAACGGCACTGAACAAATGCGTGTTGATAGCGGTGGTACGATCCATGCTAGAACTGAAGTTATTGGTTATTCAACAACTCTATCTGATCCAAGACTTAAGACTGACATTAAGAAAGTTGAAAATGCTCTTGATAAAGTCTTGTCTTTGAATGGATATGAGTTTACATACAAACATGACGGTAAGGCAAGTGCTGGTGTTCTAGCAGATGAAATGGAAGCAGTGCTACCATCTGCTGTTATGGAAAAAGAACTTCCACTGGTAGATAATACTGGTGAAAAATACAAGATTGTGCAGTATGATCAGGTTCATGCTCTGTTGATCGAAGCAATTAAAGAACAACAGCAGCAGATTGAAGAACTAAAAGCACAACTTGCTAACTTAGGAAATTAAAATGGCAGTTTCTACAAGACAAGGGTTTAAGGATTATTGCTTCAGATTACTCGGTGCACCTGTGGTTGAAATCAATGTTGATGACGACCAAGTAGAGGATCGTATTGATGAAGCAATTGAACATTATAACTTGTATCACTATGATGGTATCGAAAAGGTTTATTTGAAGCATCAAATTCGTGCTTCAGAAATGACTCTCACAAGTAATAATGCCGAAGACTTTCATCTTGGCGAAGAAATTATTGGTCAATCTTCTGGTGCGAAAGCATATGTTACTAAAGACCACAGAAAAAGCAATGGTAACGATCTTTATGTTTATAAAGTTGAAGGCACTTTTACAGTAGGTGAATCTATTGTTGGGCAAGACTCTGGTATTACAGGGGTTATGAACACTTTGGTTCTGCGTGAATATGATTTAAGATATCTTCCTGCTCCAGACCATATCTGGGGAGTTACACAAGTAATTTCTTTTGGTCAATCGTCCTCTTCAAAAAATATCTTTGATCTCCAATATCAATTGAGATTAAATGACTTATATGATTTGACAGCAACTTCACTGATTTACTACAAAACTGTTATGAATCATTTGGCTCTGTTGGATCATGAATTGAATGGTCACAATAATTTTAGATTTAATCGTAGACAAGGAAGAATTTATCTTGACTTGAACTGGAATACAGATATCATTCTTGGTGAATATGTTGTCATTGAAACATATGCAGCAATGGATCCAAATGAATGGTCAAAAGTCTGGGATGATCCATGGCTTAAACATTATGCAACTGCATTGATTAAGCGTCAATGGGGAACTAATCTTAAAAAGTTTGGTGGGATCGCACTTCCTGGAGGAGTGCAGTTGGATGGTCAATCTCTATATGATGAAGCAAATAGTGAAATTAGAGAACTTGATGACATCATCCAAAACAAATCAGCACCTCTAGAATTTAACATGGGGTAATATGTCTACTACGAATGTTTACTTTAGCCATGGAACTAGAAACGAACAAACACTTGTTGAAGATTTAATCATTGAGTCGATTAGAATCTGGGGACAAGAGTTTCGTTATATTCCAAGAACACTTGTCTCAAAAGATGATATTTTGGGAGAAGATAGGCTCAGCAAATTCGAATATGCATTTCCTATTGAAATGTATCTTGAAACAGTAGACGGTTTCGAAGGGCAAGGTGCTTTTATACAGAAATTTGGTCTAGCGATGGAGCAGTCAGCTACATTGACTGTTGCTCGAAGACGCTGGGATCAACTTGTTGGTCGTTATGAAACAGGGTATGTTCCTAATAGACCAAACGAAGGTGATTTACTTTACTTTCCACTCACAGGTGGTTTGTTCGAAATTAAGTTTGTTAAACACCAAGACCCATTTTATCAACTCGGTAAACTTTATGTTTATAAACTAGAAGTTGAGTTGTTCCAGTACTCTTCTGAAAGAATTGATACAGGAATTAAAGAAATTGATGCGTTTGAATCTCTTAAATCTTTCACAACCAATACTTCTCGTTCGAAGTATGGTGCTGTTAAGAGTATTACTTTGACAAATAAAGGTTCAGGATATACATCTACTCCTACAGTAGAAATTATCTCATCAACAGGTTATGGTGCTGCAGCTACAGCAGTTATTGAAGATGGAAAGATTTCAGCTATTAATGTTACTGATGGTGGCGAAGGATATGTTTCTGCTATCGCTAATATTACTGGCGGTGGTGGTACAGGTGCAATAGCTACTGTTGAAGTTGAAGTTGATATTGATAAAGTTGAAGACTTTGGTGACAACAATAAGTTTATAGAAGAAGCTGATGATATTGTCTTCAGCGAAACAAATCCGTTCGGAGATGCATAAATGTTGAATGGAAGTGTTAGTTATCACGCAATTATACGAAAGTCAATTGTGACTTTTGGTAAACTGTTCAGTAATATTTACATTGACAGAAAAGAAGGCGATTCTGCTACTGGAACTACTGTTCAGCGTCTAAAAGTGCCACTAGCCTATGCACCAAAAGAAAAGTGGTTAGTGAGATTAGATCAAGATCCAAATCTTGACCAACACACATATACTTCTCTACCAAGAATGTCATTTGAAATTATTGGTTATACCTATGATCCAATGAGAAAAACTAATCGTATGTCACAGATTGAATGTGGGGATGGAACTACTGGAAAGAAAACAGTATTTTCTCCTGTCCCATATAATCTTGACTTATCGTTATACGTAATTACTAAAACGCAGGAGGATGGTCTACAAATTATTGAGCAGATCCTGCCAGCGTTTACACCTGAATATCATATGGTTATCAATGCGGTTCCTGAATTAAATGTAAAACAGGATGTTCCAATTATTTTGAACAGCGTTGCAGTAACAGATGAATATGATGGTGATTTTCAAATGAGAAGATTTGTAACACATACGTTAAACTTCCAAATGAAAATAAATCTATTTGGTCCAGTTTCTGGACAAAGTGTTATCGATACAGTTAATGCAAACATTGGTGAACAGGAGGACTTTAGTAGTCCAAACAGAGTCTATGTCGCAGAAGGTGATACAACCACTGCTACTCTTGACACTGAAAATTGGGAAACTAATTTTTAAGAATGGCTGAATTTTACAATTCAAATTCTAATCTAAAAGCAGCTGGTGTAGCAGTTGAATTTACTCAAGAACAGGTTCAAGAGTATATGAAATGCTCTCAGGATCCGATCTATTTTATTGAAAATTACTGCTATATTGTTACACTTGATCATGGTTTACAGCTATTCAAATTGTATGAATGCCAGAAAAATAAAGTTGATGTCATTCATAATAATCGTAGAGTTATTCTTATGGAAGGTCGTCAGCAGGGTAAAACAACTACCAGTGCTGCATACATTTTATGGTATACGATTTTCCAACCAAATAAAAATGTCGCTATCCTTGCTAACAAAGCAACAGCTGCACGAGAGGTTTTATCTCGTTATCAGCAGATGTATGAACTCTTGCCTATGTGGATGCAAGCTGGTGTTACTACATGGAACAAAGGTGACATTGAACTAGAAAATGGTTCAAAAGTATTTACTGCAGCAACATCTTCCTCTGGTATTCGAGGTAAGTCTGTTAACATGCTTTATGTGGATGAGGCTGCAATTATCCCAAATACTGTTGCTGAAGATTTCTTCACCTCAGTCTATCCTACCATTTCAGCTGGTCAAACAACTAAGATTCTGTTGTCCTCTACACCATTAGGGTATAATCACTTCTGGAAGTTTTGGAATGATGCTGAAAAAGGTAGAAATGGTTTCGTTCCACTGTTTATTCCTTATACAGATATTCCTGGAAGGGATGAAGCATGGGCAGAGGAACAAAGACAAATGCTTGGTGAGTTGAAGTACAATCAAGAGGTTTTATGTAACTTCTTGGGTTCATCTTTAACTCTCATTCGTTCAGATGTTATCGCAAAAATGT